CGAGGTATCATTCTCCAGAATCGTAGCATGTGCTGTTTCTGAACCACTGCCACTTACTGCCAATACTGCTGCTAACATGGATGCTTTTGTCGTAGTCGCCGCTAGACCATTCGATAGACGCATCCTATGCCGAAGGGCGGAATCCGTTTCTACAGGAGAACCAGGAAGGGCTGCGGTCGTATTACTAAAACTATCCCAACCACGAAACCGAGTATTCACCGTTCTAATACTACCAATATCTGCGGTAATCGCTCCTGGGGATTGTGCAGTAACGGTAACCGATTTTTCCCCACTACCTGGAATGGTAACAGAGGTAGGAAGATTCCATAAGTTACCAGATAGATCTTGTACAGTCCCTTCAGTGATCTCTAATCCAGGTTGACCAATAATCGTCCCAGTAGCAGTGGAGTGAGAAGGAGATAATCTTACGATTCCACTCTGTATCGCTAATGCAGAAAGATTCTCTCCTTGTGCATAGGTAGGCTGAGAGAAACGAAAGATACCCGCTGCCATCTGACCACAATCATAAATAGCTAAAGCAATGACAGACAACCATTGTCCATCTTGCGAGTCCGCCTCCAAGTACACATCTTCCCCATAGATAGCCCTAAAACTGGCCATGAGAGAAAGAAGAATCTCTGCATAGGTCTTAGTCACTATGCCACTTGATTCTATCGTAGGGGCTAAAGTAGATAAGGGAGAAGAGGCCATCTATTATAGAACCTTCTGTAATGTATATTTCCCATAACGGGTATTTACCGAACAGAATACCATAGCTTGACTAGAATCCACTAGAACAGTGCTATAAAAGTGATCAATATCAATCACCCCCTTGGTTCGTAAGATGGTCTCTTGCACAGAAAGATAGTAAGAATCTAATTTACTCTTACCTAATAGTTTTTTTGAATAAGGAACCCCAAGAGTGGTATCTAAGAACCATTCCCCCTCAAGAAGTCCTAGTTTTGTATGGATAGCCTGACCCACAACCATAGGTTCGTCTTGGAAAAAGTTATTCTTTCCTTGACCAATCGTATAATCTCCTTGGTCATCTAGTTTTCTATACCGCATTAGGAACCCCCGTAGTTCCCCCTGGTGAAGGGTGGGTATGCGTAAGCAATGAGACACCATGAGACAGTGCGGTTTCAGCCAATCCGGTAATCTTTCCTGATACGATCAAATCCCCAGTTATTCTAACTTTATCTGCTTGAATAGCAATCTCTTTAGAAGTAGGGTCAAGAGAAATATGAACCTGTCCATCCTCACTTCTCAGTTCTACTGCGGTAGCATGTAGGTTCGAAACAATCTTTGGTTTTGATCGAACGCCAGCAATGACAAAACCATCAGATAAATTGTGCATACGGAAAAAAGGTGGAGGTGATTCTTTCCCACTGGTCCACCAACCATCCATACACCTTGACGAGAAGATCACTAAACATTCATCCCCTGGTGCTAAAGGAAAACTTAGAATACATTTTCCACCCGATGGGAATACTACGGGACAATCAAGTAATGGAGGAATAGATAACCACGCCTTCGTACCATCTAGGGAAGAAGAAACCTGCGCCTGAATGGCTACCTGTACCGTACAGGTCATTTGTAATGGATCATAGGCTACCAAGATTCCTGGTACCGCTGTCCAAATCTCAGACTGTACCCCCTGTTGGGTGGCAAGAAGTACGGCATGAAGAGAATCTAAGCGTTCGGTACGGTCCATTAAGCAGCAATTACCTGATTGGCAGGGGAAACAGAAAGGGCAATACAGTTACTATACCAAGGATTACCTCGCGTATCTCCTTCATGTTCTACGGAGAATAGCATATATTTACCATCTACATTCATAAAAGCATTTTCATAACTTCCTGCCCACTGATTATACATTCCTGTATAAGAACTATACCCTGATTCAAAAAGCTGATTCACGTCCTGATTATTAATCTTTATCATTCCACCAATCATAAGTTCACTATTCAATAAGCATTTGAATCGTATACCATCTGCCGTTTGCTCTGGAATTCCAATTAATCCTGTTTGTGCATTAATCTCTACAAAATTGGTATCTTCTACTTGGTTCTTCGATACAATACTCACTGTTCCATTCTGAATGGACCAAGTTGCACCTAATGAAAATGCCATATGTCGTAATTGGACTCTTGACATTCCAAAAGATACTACTCCACGAGGAGTAGTGAAATGAGTGGGGTCTGTATCTATTTTATATACAGGAGAGGGACTGTCTGGTTGAATATTCTTTACTATATCTTCTACTATATCATTCATATTCGTGCCTTTCTCATAACTCTTATTGGTAAAAGAGTTATATAAAAAGTCACCATCCGCTGCTAATATATCAAGATAAGTAGTGGTAGGGCTTTCTCTACCTACACGATACTGTTTAATCTGTCCTGTGAAGATTACTCCAAAAGATCCATTCTCATAACCAACATTCAAAGTGACATTCGAGAATTCTCCATAAGAAGACTGTAATGGAGCATTATTATTCCATATCCCATCCTTGACGGCTCCTCCTTTTGAAATATCTTTTGCACCAATGATATTGGCTATTGTTTCTTTAGATAGATTATATACCCTAGCCTCTAAAGTATTAGGACTTTCCTCACTCGCATTCCGTACAGAGAATGTGATCCGAAGATCGGAAAGATCGATACCTTCTTCCTTATTGTGAACAATAAGAAGAATCTTACGAATCCACTGATTATTCATTTATCATCCAGAAAGTAAAGTTTTCCAGTACGACCTAATGAAGAATAATCAATAGGATCTCCTTGTGTTCCTAGATTCTTTGCAAAAAGATGACCTCCTATCCCAAGATATTCATAGGGTTCAAGAAGATCATAATCAGTAACCATAGGAATATTACTTAACACCCATACCCCCCTATCATTCATAATAGATATCATCCAAGTGGAGATTGGAGTACACCATGATAAAGAAAGAGAATAATATTGGCTACCTAATCGAATAGTAATACGTTGCGGCCCAGGTATCAATGGGATCTCATAAACACTCATGGATCATATCCTCCAGAATATGCCTTGTGTATTTCCTTTGATACCTCAGAAGGAACGTCCTTCATCTGTGAGGTACCTACTTGCACCTCAGAAGCTGTTTTTTGTGGAATACTTTGTGTCCCAGTAGGGAAAGTAACCGTTCTGGTATTTACCCGAATCACTTCCCTACAAATCATACGAACCAATAAAATATTCTCAGTCTTTTCTGTAGTCTCTGTAGTTAACGAAGTACATACCATGTTCTGGTAAAATTTCTTCCCTGTTGTAAGATTAAATACAGATCGTAATTCTTGTAACTTTAATAATGAACTATAAATAGACCTCATCTTTGAGGTATTTGCTAATTGAAAAAGATCAATTATTCCCCTCCCTGCTTGTAATGTTTGATAGGCAGCAACCTTATTCCCCACCATAGGTATACTATTCCCCGCAAGGGCCAATACTTGATTCACTGCAAGGAAGTTAGATCCCGATAACCCAAAAGTATCTTGAAAGCTATCAGACCATCCCAGATACAAGGTAACCTCAGAAGGTTTCTTATAAGCATGATCCGAAATCATTGCCCCATATTCTACAGGATGATCGGTAACTTCCACTGTGTCTGTATGAGATTCCTCTATTACCGCATGGGCAATAATATCAGAAAGAGAATCCCCTGTATCCGTAGTAATCTCTGTAATTCCACGAGCAGGACGAATCGAGATTAATTGTAGCCCAAACTGCGCGGCCATAGTTAGGTAGTTCCCTAACATACTCATGCCCATTGACTCCTTAGATTTCTAGCCAACCCATTAAAAAGCTGGTCTTGGGAACGGTATACCTCTTTGGCTACTGCTTTCGATTCTCCTCCATGTACATTAATAGTGGTATTATTGTGCATACTTACTCCTGATAAACTTCCTTCTGCACCTAATCTTGTCTCCTCTCCTATACGGGAAGGAACCACTGGCGCACTCATGTGTTGCATAACCCGATCTACATATCCCTTATCGGAGGGAGTCATAGGCTGGTTGCTCCCTGCCTCACCACGATGATAAGCATCAAAAGCCCTAGAATAATTCTCTCCTGACTTATTCATAAACTTTCGTAGGAATCTAGCCGTTCCTCTAGCAGAGTCAGAAAGACTATTTCTATTTACTACGCCATTATCAGAAGCAAATTCTTCATGTTGTTGGAAAGGGCCAATCGCTCTCCCATTATCTCCTGGACGAACATCTCTTCCACTACTACTCTCATTTTCATAGATTCCAGCCAAAGAACCATGTCTCAGATTAAACTCATTTTCTATAGAAGAGAATAAGGAATCTGTCTGTGCATTCCCAGTGCTTGATCCTATCCCTCCATTATTAGAAGAATGGAAAGGATGATAGGAAACAGGAATAAGATTGCTTCTATTATTCCCTGGGACAGAATCAATAATCTTAGAGAAGATAGCATAGATCTTCTCTAACCAATCACTACTTGCTCGCTCATATTTGTATTGATTCTCTTGTAGTCGAAAGGATTCTTTGTGTAGATTAGAAGAGGGTCCGGGCATTCCTTTGAACTCCTCTCCTCTTTTCTTTGGATCTTTAATCCCAAAGAGATCTAGGATTGACTTTCTCTCTAAATCTATCCCACTAATAATATCATCCCATACACCATTTCCTATATCAGTAATAGATTCTTTTATAGTTTTCTTTCTTATCTTACTTCCAAGCTCCAGTAGCCTATCGGTAAAAGATACCATATAGGAATCAAAACCTTCGGGGAAAAGATCCTTCCATAATGTAGAAGCAGTAGACCTTACCTCACGAAGATACTCAATAAATCCTTTTGGAAAAGCCCAATGATATAATTCTTTCCCCGTTTCAGAGATATTATTAAGAATCTCTTTTGTATTCTTAATAAGAGTTGGTGAGAAATAGTCTTCCATACTAAATTTATTCCACCATATCCCGAAGTCCTTCCATTTACTATCTGCATAACTCCATAACCGATCATAAGAATCCATTGCAGATATTAATGAATCACCTATAGATAACAAAATAGGGGAAAGACGAATAGAGATTGACTCGACGAATGATTGGAAATTTCTCTTTACAAGATCTAGTTTATCAGATAATGATCCAAGTACATCCTTTGTTCTTGGATCGTCAGGGTTTACTCCATATTTATTCTGTATTCTTATATTCTCTTCTCTTCTCTTATTTATTTTATCTGCATTGTTCTCTAATAAACGATAGGTAGTTCCACCAATCCCAAATAATTCTGCTCTTTGTAGTGCCACAAAAGGAGCAATAACGCCATCTCTTACTTGTTTGTGTAGGGCCGCTATCGTCTGTGTCATTATCTCCGTAGTTTCCATCTTATGGATACGGTCTAAGGAGACACCTATCGTACTCGCTACTAGCGCACTAATTCCAGGATTAGTGAGTAAGTTACCTGCAAGGTTAGATACACTGGCTTCAGTCGTTTCTTCCGTAAGACCTACTCCTTTTCCAGCAAAAGCCGTTCCTCTCATTCCCGTTACGGAAGAGTTTGATAAGTATGCCTTCGCATACTCCTTACGCATCTCCATAGGATATTCTAAGGAAGACTTCACTACACCATATAAGGTGGCCGCAATTGCCGCTACCTTTAGGGAAGGAAGAACCTTTCTTAGAACACTACCTACACCCTCCGCTGTTTCTAGTTTAGATAATCTTCTTGATCGTTCTTTCTCATCTCTTTCATGATCCTTTTGTTTCTTTATTATGTTCCTATATTCAAGGCGAGAGTTTATCTTGCTCTTATCGAACAATAATTCATCTGAATATTTCTGTTTTCTAGCCTTTTCTTTAAGAGATTCTTTCTTCTGGTTGAATAATAAAGAATCAACGAATCTCTGTTTCCTAATATTTTCTTTTAGAGATTCTTTCTCTTCAAATCTTTCTTTTGCATCACTTATTCTAAATAATCTTTTCTCCGATCTTTCCTTCTCCTGCTCTGTTTTCTTCTTATTTTTTCCCTCTTCTTTAATCCTATAATTCTCTCTAGCAAGATCTTCTGCTTTTGCTTCATCATGGAAGAATCCCATCTTCTCAGAAGAAAATGATTCAACTGTAGAATCATAAGGATTTTTATATTGAGATTTCTTCTCCTTACTAATCCTGGTTCTTTCATCAGAATCAGTTTTCTTCTTATTAGCAATACGATCCTTTTCTATAAGAGAGTTTGCCCTCCTTTCTTCTCTCTTCTTAGAAGCAGCATCCTTCTCTGCTAATTTCTCCGTTAGCCTATCTGCCCTACTTCCTTCTCTCTTTTTAGAAGCAGC